CCCTGCTTAATATTTCGGTATTAACAATACCAGTTCCAGAGTCATCCGTCAATTCTATAACCGATGACTCTGGAAGAGATTTTGTTATGTCTAATAAGGTGCAATATGGCATTATTATTCCTTTTTTTACCCCTCACCTTAACCTCTCCCACAAGGGTGAAAGAGGTTTGGGTCTCAGGATGTTAATTATGAAAAGCTAAGAGATTGCGTTTTCTATGAAATAGCCTAAATCTGATGCGATAATCTTCTCATCAGAGTTCCACGCAACTTTAAAGTAGTGAGCGCCTTTTATGCCTCTTTTAGGGTCAAAGTCTTTTTGTGTCTGTCTCATCATTTCAACAAATGTCCCACCAAAAGTTATTGTTTTTATTCCCGCTGCTTTTGCAACGTGAAGGGCAGCACAGTGCTTGCCCCAAAGTCTCGTATATACGGGAGTTTGCCCTTCTTTTGAAGACACATATTTACTTCTTCCAATCAGAACTTTTTCAACGCCAAAAAGCTGGGCAACCTCTTCTGTTCCTGCAAGACCCCCTGAGGCTGAAGTCTGATAACGAGTTGAAGATTTTACTGCATCAAGAATGTCGGCATGTCTTCTTAAGATACTCCAAGTTTCCTGCCCCATTACGAGAGTATTTGCTCTCACAAAACACGACTCAATAGCTGTTTCAATGTCCTTGATGGGGTCGCATGATGCCTCATCCCACTGGGTGTTTGTGCCTGTCGCAAGGTCGGTTTTATTGCCTGACGGATAAGTTGACGCTGAAAATACAAGGTCAACAACCCTTTTTTCTTGAGCTGTATCAAGAAGCATATTAAGAAAGTCGTTAGTGTCAATCTCGGGTCTTATTGGAGCGTCTGAGTTGTCGATGGTTTCCTGCGGAAGCCAATCTCCAAGCGCATGGTCGCTTACTGAATAATTGTCTGTAGTTACGCCCCAATCAGCCTCATTGGGAAGTGCTTTTGCTCCTATTCTGTCGCTAACAAGCTTAAAGCTGTCAGCTTTGTTATAGACAAAAAACTTATCTGATCGTTTGCCCACTTTTACAATAGGCAAAATCTCCTGCCATAGCATCTCCGCATTTCTGTATTGGACAGAAAGATTTGATAATATAGCGTCAACATGTAGTGATTTTGGTGTTGGCATTGTTCCTCCTTAATAAATCAAAGTTTCGACTGAATATATTGTTATTGCCGGAGTTGTAACTCCTGCCATAACAGCCTTAAATATTTTTGAATTGTTTCTATAGCACAGAATAAGGTATAAGAAAGCAGGGAATAATATCGCTTACAACTCCGCTTGCCATTGCATATCCGATTGAAGTATGGTCAGGGTCTGTAGCTTTAATCGCATTCCCGTTTGAATCAGAAGTTAATCTGTCTCCCCTTGTGACTGTTCCTCCAAGTTTTATGCTGCTGATTCCAGACATCATGACATTTACATCATCTCCTGCGGCATCAGTAGTATGCTGAAACACACCGACGAGAGTAACGTCTGATGTAGTTGCAAGGGAAAGAGTATCGTCATCAGCCCCGAACTTTGCTATTGTAAATGCAGTTGCAATTGCAGCGGTGCATTTAAATGTTTTTTCTAATCCTGAAGTTTGTGTGATCATTATGCCCCCCTAAAAACGTTTGGATTTGATTTTGAAAGTTCAATAATGGCAGTTTTATAGTCTATGCTGTGTTCTTCCATGTAGGTTCTGATTGTCTGATCAAGAGTTTTAGATGCTGCATTGTCTTTTTTTGCAACTTCCTGGAACTCCACCTGAACAGGAAGGGATTTCAAGAAGTCCTGGAATGCGGATACTGGCCATTTTTTTCCAACTTCTGAAAATTCATACTCGCTCTGAAACTGCATGATTTCCATAAAGTCAAGAGCTGCGGGTTTCAGAGCTGGGGTAAGTTTGCCTTCTGATTCAAGAGATTCGCAGAAAGCCTGAAACTCAGCCTTTCTGGTTGCCTTTTGTGATGAAAGAAGGCTTGATTCCATGTTCTTTAGCTGTGCTTTAAGGGCTATGTTTTCAGACTCAACTGCCTTAAATTTTTCCAAAAGCGTGTCTTTAGTCTTTTTTTCAGCCTCAAAGTCTGCCTTCATTTTTTCAATCTGTGACTGAAGCTCTTCTGTTGTTAACATTGATTTCTCCTTTTTATTATAATTTGTTTCGTGCTCTGTATATTCTCCTTCCGCAAATACTATATCTTTAAGCCCTTTTACCGCAGGCGGAACTGCGCCCAAAAATGCGATGTGCCTCAGAGTCATATCTGGATATAATGCGATAGAGCGTTTCTTAAACCGCCCGTTTTTGACTAAATCGGCAAAGTCTTCTGAAACATCCTTAAGCTTTGCAAGAAGCACATCGCCTTTTCGCTTTAAACTTTCAACCCAGCCATAGGCGGGCTGGTTGTTTGCGGGGTGTCCGATGGTCACAGGCGCTTCATGGTCACTTTGCTCTTTATATTTCGAGACAATTGCGTCAAGGTCTGTCGTTGTATATGTTTTTGACTCACCAGACGAGGCAGTATGCTCGCCTGCCTTAAAAACTTCTATCCAATCTTCAAGTCCACTCAATCTATTCTCCTCCTTAAACAATTATAATCGATTGTATTTTACTTTATAATTTAAGTTAATGGCGAATAGATACACCATTAACTCAACAAAAAACGTTAATTAAATTTAACAGCAAATTTATAGAGAATTTAATGACAATTTAACGTGAATTGCGTTAATATTAAAAAGGAGATTGGTGGTGGATTATAAAATTTCAGACGAGGGAATAAAGATGTTGAAAGTTGTTGAGGGATTCAGGGGTGAAATATACCTTGACGCAGCAGGGCTAAAAACAATCGGATATGGTCATTTAATAAAAAAAGGCGAGCTTGGAAAGTTTGAAAAAGGGATTTCAAGAGAACAGGCTAAAGGGCTTTTAATGGAAGATTTGGATTATGTTGAAGAGACTTTAAACAGGGAGATACCGTCTAACACATTGTTGTTTCAGAATATGTATGACGCACTTTGTATATTTTTATTTAATATTTCAACAGGTTTATTTTTGCAGTCAACAATGCTAAAAAAGCTGAAGGCAGGAAATATTAGCGGAGCTGGACTTGAATTTGAAAGGTGGGTTTATATCACTAATCCGAACACAAAGGGAAAAGAAGTTTGTCAAGGGTTAAAGAATAGAAGGGAAAAGGAAAAAAATCTGTATTCAACAGGGATTTATTCGTTTGAGTAAAAATGCCACACACCCTAACCCTCTCACACAAGGGGAGAGGAAGTCAATGCATCTTGAGAGTCGTTTTAGAGGCAATTATTATGTTTAAAAAAACAGGATTAATTTTCAGAATAATGCAGGCAAAAGGGCAGTTAAAACAGAAAAGCTGGTATTTATCCAAAACTGTCTGGTTTAACCTTTTAACATTAACATTTTCAGTTTTGGCTATTTTCGGCGGAATAGAGTTGGGGGTTTCTGATGATGAAGTTAATAGTATTAGCATTGCCGCTGTCGCTGTTGCTAACATCGTGCTCCGTTTCCTTACCGCAAAGCCTATCATGCAGGACAAAAGCGACGGCGATGGAAGAGAAGAACTGGACACTGCACCAGACAATGACGCAAATAATAACTGACATATCAGTAAAAATGGAGTGTGAATATTAGATGTTTTTAGAATTTGACGATGAATATTTTGTGTTGCAAGAGTCAATAGAATCTGTAAGATTTCTATTAGACTTCAACAGAAACAAAACAATACGCATAAGAACAAAATCGGGTGCTGAACACTATAGAGAGTTTGCAACGGCGGAAGAAAGACAAAAATTTTTGAATAAAATCATAATAGGAGAAAACAGATGAATATTATAGTAAGAACAGCGCTTTCAGGCGCTATTAAAAGCGTAATCGGCGCAAGCTGGTGGGCAAAGGTAAAAGATGCGGTTAATGGCATGTCAAACACAGAAATGACAGGCGAAGAAAAAAGGGCGAATGTTTTCTTGGCTCTTCAGGAGGCAGGCTGGGGGTTGGCATCGTGGCTGTTAAATCTTGCGATTGAAATTGCGGTTGCTCTTACTCTTGTCACTGCGAACAAGATAGCTGAACCTGCCAATGAGCAAGAAAAAAAAACATAAAGGTCTGCGGGTATTGCGAGATGTGTTATGAATGCACTTATGACCCAGACACCGATGGAATTTTTCCTGGCGATGAGTTTGGAAATTAGAAGTTTTTTTAATAAAATCATAAAAGGAGCAAGATGAAGAAGAAGGCATCACAGATATTAAACGAGGTTTTTGACAGCGACAATCAAGCAATAAATACAATAAAAAAGACAACCGGTCATGTATTGAATTTAGTTGTTGATGATACTGAAAACGCTTTAAAGGTTAAAATTGTTGGCGAGCAGCCGTCTGGCAGTGGAATGACAGTTACAATCCCAGAAGGCTATCCTGCCAAAATGTCGCAGGATGATGAAATAATCGTGGCCCACCCAGAGTTCACAAATATGGAGGCGATCGTGCAAGTAATGGAAAACGTTGACCAAATTGGGGGCGAGGTATATTCACCTGCACGAGTTGGGAAAAATGTTGATGACGTTGACTATGGGGTTGTGCATATTGATTCAATAAACACAGTAATAAAGAAAATATCAAAAGGGACGGCTCAGGTTATCCCGCAAATTTGGACAGTTTCGAAAAAATAAAAGGAGCAAAAAAATGGCAGATTCATTTATCGGAGCAGGGGACATTTACCTTGACAGACTTGTAAACGGTGCGTCAACAGGGTTTAAAAAGGTTGCAGTTGGTAAGTTAGAAATTAAGCCCAATATGGAAAAAAAGGAACAGATTTCAAAGGGCAGGGACACATACGGGCAGACTCTTGCGGCAGTATATCTCAACAAGCCCGCAGAAGCAAGCATGACTTTGACTCAGGTGGACAGGAAAGCGCTAACAATGGCATTTTTGGGTGAAGATGCGGATATTAATGACACTGCAACGGTTCACAGTAATCTTGTAATCACAGCATATAAGGATAGTTACTCACAGCTTGAGACAGCAGGCGGAATTATGGTAACCAATCTCGATATTGTGTCTGGAGCGGTTAGCGCCGCATCTGGAGCTCTTATTGTAACGAATGCAAGCGGGACAGTAACTTACTCAAACACTTCAGATTATACTGTAAGCGCATTAGACGGAATGTTGTTTTTTCCTACAGCGACTACTTCAATCACGAATACCCAGATTTTGCATGTTGACTGCAAAAGCAAAGCAAGGACTGGATATACAATAGAGGGAGCTGTTAACCCAACAATTTCTGCAAAAACAATAATGAAGGGCAAAAATCTTGCAAACGGAGATTATGTTAATGTACTGATTCACGAAATTGCATTGTCGCCCGATAGCGCCGTTGACTTTTTGAAGGACGACTTTAATGAGCTTGAGCTGTCAGGGACAATGATTACTCCGGCGGGCAAGGATTCACCCTTCATTGTTGACGTTCTTGACCCTACATAGCAGGTGATTTATGACAGATAATTTAAATACTGTTCTTTATGATGAAAAGTTTCTAAAAATTCAAGGCGAGGATATTGTTTTAACTCCAATTCGAATTGGTCAGCTGAAAGAAGCGTTAAAAAGCGCAAGAGTAGTTGCGCCGTTTCTGTTTGGTTTTATTGAAAGTGGAAAAATTGATTTTATGACGCTTTCTAATCATCTTGACGATATTCAGCCGATTGTACAAGTAATGACAGGAAAAAATAAAGATTGGTTTGATAACCTCAATGCGCTTGAATTAGTGCAGATTGTCTGCGCAGTTATTGAACTTAACTACAATTTTTTTTTCCTGAAAGTCATTCCAGAGCTAACAAAAACGACAGATGCGATAACAAAAAAGCTTTCTGGGCAGACAGTTTCCAGAAATTAATATCTAACGGGCATTCTAAACAGGCTATTCTTGGATATACCTTTGACGAGTTTAAGGGGTATATTCAGGCAATAGTCAATCATGAACAAGAAAATTATCGCATGTGCATGATAATGGCAAGAATGGCGCAATTTGGAGATAAAAAAGCAGTGGAGAGATTTTTGAATGGCAAGTAGTGTTAACAATATTGAAATAAAAATCAATGCAAATGCTGAAGCAGCAAAAAAGTCGCTTGGCAGTTTCAGAGACTCTTTGCGGTCATTGTCTAACATTCCAAAAATGGATTTTATATCTGATGAGGAATTGAATGCAGATGTAAACAGAGCCAAAAAGGCATTTGAAAATCTTAAAAATGCGGGCACGTTATCAGCTCAGGATATAGAAAAAGCATATTCTAAAATGAATCAGGCGATAAGGGGTGTTAATGAAGCAGGCGGGAAAAAAGCGTCATTTACATCTCAGCTGGATGAATTTATGGGAAAAAATGCTGGCTATATTGCTGCATTAACTGCTATTGCAGGCGGTTTTGTCTATGTGTCAAAAGAGGCGAACGCATTTGAAGCCGCAATGGCAAATGTAAAAAAAGTTGTAGAAACCACGCCGAAAGAATTTGAGGCTTTAAGAAATTCAATATTAAACCTTTCTGCACAAATACCAATCACAGCCAACGACTTGTCTAAAATAGCGGCTATTGGCGGACAGATGAATATCCCGAAAGATCAACTTGTGGAATTTACAAAGCTTGTTGCGCAAATGGGAGTGGCTTTTGAAGTTTCAGCAGAGGATGCAGGAAAGGCGCTTGGTTCGCTATCGAATATATATAAACTGCAAATTAATGATATGAAAGACTTGGCGGATGTTGTCAATGTGCTGGGAAATAACATGGCGACAAACGAAAAAGACATATTGGAAGTTTTGAACAGAGTTGGCGGCGCTGCGCAAGTTTTTGGGTTGGCAAAAGAAGAAGCGGCTGCGTTGGCGGCAACATTTCTGTCGATGGGACAGCCGGCTGAAATGGCAGGAACTTCAATAAACGCTTTGTTATCAAAATTGCAAGCTGCAAATGAGGGAAGCGCTGAGTTCAAGGCAGGCTTGGAGAGATTAGGATTGTCTGCAACTCAAATGGCGAAAATGGTAAACGATAATCCGCAAAAGGCTTTGACTGATTTCCTTACTACATTAAATACATTAGACAAGCAAACAAAAGCTGAAGTTTTATCGCAAATTTTCGGACTTGAATATGCTGACAATCTTGCATTATTAACGGCAGGTTTAGACGAATATGGCAGAGCATTAACAATGTCAGCAGACAATCTGGGGAATGCGGGTTCAGCTCAGAAGGAATTTAATACAAAAGCGCAAACAACAGAAGCACAGATGCAAATTCTGAAAAATACATTTAATAAAGCCGCTATCGAGTTAGGTTCAACATTTTTGCCTGCGATAAACTCTGTTTTGAAAGGTCTTGGCGATTTTATAACGATGGTATCTGATGCAACAAAAGCAACTGCAAATTTTGTGTCAAACGGAATTGACAAACTTGTGCAGGCATTGCCAAATGAGATTTGGGAAGATGTATCTGATGATTTAACAGAATATGTTGATATTACTGAAGAAGCAACAAAGGCAATGCAGGCGGAAGCTGATGCAATTAAAAAGTCATGGCAAGCAAAAATTGACAATGCTAAAAGCACAGATGATTTATTGCAAATTACAAAAGAACTTTCGCAGGCAAGCCTTGATGGGAAAATATCGGATGAACAATGGAGAATAGCATCTGATGAGCTTGCAAAAAAGAGAAGTGAATTAAACAAGTTAACAGAAGAAAGCGCAAGAAACATATCTTTGTTAGTTGACAAGCAGATTGAAGCGGCAAAAACAACAAAAGATTTTAATAATATTTACGAACAGTTAGACAGACAGTTAAAAGAAAATAAAATCACGCAAGAAGACTATTGGAAGGCAATAGGAAGAACATATTCAAAAGAAGTTGAGCTAATAGGCGTAACTCTGGATTCATTACACGCATTAAGGCAAAAGGCTACAACACAAAAAGAATTAACAGCAGTAAAGCAAGAATATGATAAAGCATTAAAAGACGGAAATATAACAGAACAGCAACACATTGAACTGTTGAAATTGTGGGAGAAAAAAAACGAAGATGTCAAGTCTGCGATTCAAGAAGAAAAAGAATCCCTTGACGACTTAAGTGATTCTCTAAAAGACGCAAACAAAGTTATTGAAGATAGCTCAGGACAATATGAAGATTATCAAGATGAGATAAATAAGACAGCAAAAGAAAAAGCCTATCTTAATAAAATATCTAAAATGTCTGTCAGCGATCTTGAAAATGAGTTATCAGCACAAGAAAATCTTCTAGCTCAAGAACAGCAGAATTTAGCTTTATTATATCAAAAATTAGATATTGAAACGCAAAACATGACATTAATGCAGTCTGATATTGCAATAAGGCAAGCAAGCGGACAAATAACAGCAGAAGAGGCGACTGCTCTTAATAGTTTGATTCAGCAAAAAATAGCTGATTTGGAGGCGACAAAAGCTCAGATAGAAGTTCAAGGCGGATACGTTGATAGCATAAATCAGAGTATTGATGCGATAAAAAATCAACAGCAAGCATATCAGGGGCAAGGTCAAGCAGCAGAAGAAGCGGGAAATAAGGTGGAAAGTGCAGGAGAAAAGGTAAAAAATACAAGTAAAATTCAAATGCAGCTTTTTGATCCTGTTAGCTTAAATAGTTCTGTAGCAGATATTGATTCAGCTCTATCTAAGATTCAGAATCAGATAGAGAGCTTTTCAGGAGCTATGTCGCATTCTTTGGGCGGGGTTATGAATTTATTCAGGGGGCGAATGGTTGAATATCTCAAAAAAATCAAGAGTGAGTTTGCGGCATTAAAAGAAATTAAGTTGATGCAAGACAGTCTAAATGATTCAATAGCACGATCAGCAAATGAATACGGACATCTTGGGGATGCAATTAATGAGACTATCGCACTAATTGCTAAAATTAATGCAGCTTATGATCAAGCTATAAAAGACAGAAATGTTTCTCTTGCAAAAAGCTATCAAGCAGAATTAGAGCAATTAAATGACTTATACGATGATTTAATCGCGAAATCAAGAGAAGCCGGCAGGGAATTAAAAGATATAGCATCTGATATAAAACAAGATTTGCTTTCAATGCAGGGATATGAAAAACAGTTACTTGACATTGAATATAGACAAAAAAGGCAGGATTTGGAAGGATTATTAAAAGATGCTATGGCAAGCGGAGACACATCCGCAATAGCTGATTATCAGCAGGCAATATCAGACTTAGATTCTATGTATAAGCTTGAAATATCTGAGATGACAGAAGAAGCAAACTATAGAAAACAAGAAATACAGTACGAAATAAAAGAAGTTCAGGATGAATTAGCAGAGATTGAAAAAGCTCTTATAGCAACAAAAGATCAAAAAGAACGTGAGAGGCTGAAATATGAAAAACTGCAAATTGAAAAAGAGCTTGACGACTTAAAAGAAGAAATGTCGAAATTGGGAAATTATGATAAAAAATTAAAAGATAATCTTGGAGGGTTACCTCTTGTCGCATATTCGGGCGGAGGAAGCGATGGTGGAGAAGGAATTGCTGGGGCAAAAAAGATTAACTTTGAATCATCAGATTTTAATGCTGCAAGTTTTTTGTCTAATCTTACAGACGGAATAGGCGGAAGCATAAACA